GATCCTGACCGCATCCTTATTTTTGTTGATGATGGTGCGGTTCGGAGTACGTTGGCAAATGGTTTATCATTTGAATATGCATACACCCTCACAATGATTTTAACCGATTATGCTGGTGACCTTGCCGCAGTCAGTATTCCATTATTGGATTGGGTTCGGATGAATCAATCTAATTTAATGGCCAACCTTGATAACGTTAAATCTGGCATTAAGTTTGAAGCTGAAATTTTGGCAAATGATAAAGTTGATTTGGCAATTCAATTACCATTAACTGAGCGTGTAATTGTGAAGCAAACCAGCGAAGGTTTATGTGTCGACTATCCAGATGAGCCACGCTATCACAAAGCCGAAGAATCAAAGCAAGTCACGTTATTTGATAAAGATGGATCTGAGCTGGCATCGTGGATATCAAGAGAACCTGAGCAAGAGTATTTTCTATAAATGGCTGAGCTTGAATATCTTTCTGAGCATTTAAATGCTTTATTAGTATCCCTAAACGATGCAGCGCGTCGCAAAATGGCAATGGTAATTGCACGTAAAATACGTGCAAGCCAAAGTCAGCGTATTACTCGACAACAGAATCCTGACGGTAGTGCTTATATCCCGAGAAAAAATTTAAGAAAAAGAAAAGGGCAGATTAAGAAAAAAATGTTCATGAAATTAAAAACAACACGGTTCATGAAAATCGAAAATATTCCTAATGGGGTAACTATTGGATTTGATCAACGAGTATCGAGACTTGCCCGAATTCACCAGGAAGGATTAATTGATAATTTGAAATATAACGGACGATCTTTCAAAGTCAGATATGCACAGCGTCAATTGCTTGGCTTTACTGAAGCTGAAATTGAAATGATTGAAAATGACGTTCTTAACTTTATAGATTCAAAATGAACCCACTTGTATATAACTGACATACAAACCAAACCAAATGCATTAATCCTTTAGCTGCATAACGATTGCAGCATGAACGCAGAATCCAATCGTCGTCTTGAAAATATGATCCGTCTAGGACGTATCAAGACCGTAATACCGTCTAGCCCTTTTCATAAAGTTACAGTCAATTTAGGTGACATCGTAACTAAAGAATTGCGCCTATTAAATTTAAGAGCTGGTAAAGATTCAACTCATGATTTACCGAGCATTGAGGAAGAATGCATTGTATTTAGCCCTTGCGGAGTAATCGAACTCGGAGTCGTTGTTGTTGGTTTAAACAATGAAGATTTTCCGACTCAGTCATTAGATACAGATATCAAATTTAGAGCCTTTGAAGATGGTGCAGTCATAAGTTATGACGTCAAAAAACATAAGCTTCAAGCAATTCTTCCAGAAGGTGGAACTGTAAAAATTGTTGGCAATCTCGAAGTAGAGGGGGGAATCCATTCCACTTTGGATATTACCTCAGATGCGGATGTTATCGCAGGAAAGATAAGTCTAACTAAACATAGAACCTCTGGTGTTAAGGGTGGCGGTGACACTTCTGGAGGACCAGTACCATGATCTCACGTCATACAGGCGTAACAATTTCAGAAATCGAGAGCATAGAACAATCAATTGAAGACATTGTAACTACTCCTTTGGGCAGTCGTGTCATGCGTGGTGACTACGGTTCGATAGTGCCTGACCTTATCGACCAACCCATGAATGATGTACTTGTTCTAAAAATTTACAGTGCAATTTATACGCCTGTTACTCGATGGGAAAAACGCATCAGTATTGAAAATATCAACATTTCCAAGATCGCTTCAGGGCTTATGCAGTTAGATCTTGAGACAGTCCATACCATTACTGGCCAGTCCCTCAATTTAAATATTCCACTTCAAATGGGGGCTTCATCATGAGCGTCGATTTTAGCCAGCTTGCTCCACCTGACATTATTGAAACGATTGATTATGAAGTTATTTTAGCCGAACGAAAGGCCGACTTAATTAATAGATTTCCAGATGATCAAAAACCACAGATTACAGAAGTACTTAACCGTGAAAGTGAGCCTTTGACGAAATACATTGAAGAAAATTCTTATCGTGAAACAGTGTTAAGAAATCGGATTAATACCGCAGCACGTGGCTTATTATTGGCTTATGCGGAAAAAAATGATTTAGATCAACTAGGCGCAAATTACAATGTTAAACGTCTGATTATTAAGCCTGCAGACAATACAAAAACGCCACCTGTTCCTGCTGTCTATGAATCAGATCCAGCTTTTCGTGAACGTATCCAACTTGCATTTGATTCATTGTCGGTAGCTGGACCAGAAGCAGCTTATAAAAAAATTGCGCGTGATGCTGATGGGCGTGTGGGGGATGTTTCAGTAGTTTCACCACAACCAGCATTCATTACTTTAACTATTCTACAAGCAGACTCTCAAACAGGATCCGCTTCACCTGAGCTAGTCCAGATTGTAGATAAGGCAGTTAATGCTGAAGACAAGCGACCAATAGGTGACCGTGTTACGGTCCAATCTGCTGAAATCATTAGTTATTCAATTAATGCCAAGCTATACATCGGTAAAGATCCTGAAGCAGCAACCTTACTTAATCAAGCCATTAATAATGTTACTGAGTATGCGAAAAAACAAAAACGTTTAGGCCGATCTATTCGTATGTCTGCAATTTATGCAGCTTTACATGTTGATGGTGTAAGTAGAGTTGAGTTGCTTAATCCAACTGCCGACGTTGTTTTAACTCCTGCGCAAGCCTCATTTTGTACAGATATTTCAGTAATTATTGGGGGAGTTGAATGAGTAAATTGCTTCCACCTAATAGCACTCGATTTGATCGTAACGTTACTGATGTTTGTGCAAACAGTTTAGAGCTTCCTGTTCAAATTAAGAGTTTGGCCTCTATTGACCAGGCTCCAGATCAATTTTTGTCACTTCTGGCTTGGCAATACTCAGTTGATAGTTGGGATACTGATTGGCAACCATCACTTCAACGCCAACTAATAAAAAAATCATTTAGACAACATCAAATTAAAGGTACACGAACTGCTGTTCGAGAAGTACTCGCTCAGTTTGGATATACATGTGAGTTTCAGGAATGGTTTGAAACAGTTCCGAACGGAGTACCAGGTACTTTCTCTTTAACACTGGATCTAAACGGGCTTGAACTTACCGACGCAACTTACGCAGAAGTAAACAGGCTTGTCAAAGATGCAAAGCCTGCATCACGTCACCTAACAAATTTAGTTATTAACGTCCAACCGCTTTGTATTCCTCGTGTTGCTATTGGTTGTCACGGTGCTGAAACAGTCACAATTTTTGTCGAGTAAGTAGAATGGCCACTTATAAAGGTATATTAACCAATAACGGTAAAGCATTAATTGCTGGTGCAACTGTAAGTAATAAAATCAATTATTCACACATTGCGGTAGGGGATGGCAATGGATCTGTACCTGTGCCATCTGAAACACGAACAGCCTTAATTAATGAAAAAGCACGAATTGCATTAAACGTTGTAGAAATCAATCCAAATAATACAAACCAGATCGTTTGTGAAGCAATCATTCCATCTAATGTTGGTGGTTTTTATATTCGTGAACTTGGTCTTTATGCTGGAAATACGATGGTCGTCAATGCGATCTATCCTCCAACATATAAACCATTGGCCGATGAAGGTGGTGCTCGTGAAATCAATATCAATCTAGTTATAAATATTCAAAACGCTGAAGTTATAGCTCTTTATCTCGATGATTCATTGATATATGCAACCCGCGAATGGGTAAATAAAAACTATATTCGACGTAATGAGATAGTCGATAATTTAACGACAGATGATCCAGCAAGACCATTATCGGCTAAACAGGGAAAGAATTTACAAGATTATAAAGTACAGATTGGGAGTTCATTTAAAGATGCTCATTCCAGAGATGTTGACTATTATCAAGATATTTCTAGTCAACAATTCTTTACTTCATTCGATGAATTGCCATTAGGCTCCCGCTGTCTAATTCAAACATCCTTAAATCTTACGAAGGCTCCAGTATTTGCAGGGGAAGCTTTTATTTATGTTGAAACAAAAGCAACATATAAAAAAGATATGCCCGGTAAACTCCAATTAGCCTATGGATATGGAAGTGGGAGATTTGCTATAAGATCAGCACCCACTGATGGGGTTTATACACCATGGTTTTACTATGCTGATATCAATAGTAATG